GTAGCAGTTAGAACTGGTGTTGAATTCTCTGAAATTGTTGGTAAATTTTAATAAATAACCTAAGTAAACAAGGAGAATTCTCATGGCGTTTAATATAAATGAAATTAAGAGTCAAATGCTATTTGATGGTGCAAGACCATCGCTTTTCCAAGTAATTCTACAAAATCCTGCAAACTCAGTAGCAGACATTAAATTTCCTTTTATGTGTGAAGCAACAGCTCTCCCAGCCGCAAATCTGGGAGAAATTGCAATTCCATACTTTGGAAGATTTATCAAGCTAGCTGGTACCAGAACATATGACGATTGGACTGTTACGATTATTAATGATGAAGATTTTTTAGTAAGAAATGCGCTTGAAGAATGGTCAAATCGTTTGAATACATTCCAAGGAAACATTAGGGCTTTTAGTTCTGCATCACCACTTTTGTATAAGTCACAAGCACAAGTACTTCAATATTCTAAGACGGGTGTTCCTATTCGTACATATCAATTCAATGGTATCTTCCCTAAAGTAATAGGCGATGTAGCTCTAAATTGGGCAGATGGCAATGCAATTGAAAGATTCCAAGTCACATTTGCTGTAGATAACTGGGAAGTTTCCAGCGCTGTTACTGGCAACGCTGGCGGTGTTTAATGATAATGGAGGCTTTCGGGCCTCCATTTTTTAGTGAGATATAATAATGGCATTAAATTTAAATTTATTTGGGTTTCAGTTTAAGCGAAAGCAAAACGATAAAGACACTGCTGTTTCATTTGTCACTCCTCAATTTGAAGACGGCGCAGTCAATGTAGTTGCTGGTGGAGCTTATGGAACTTATGTTGATATGGAAGGCTCTGCTCGTTCTGAAGCAGAGCTTGTTACAAAATATAGAGAGATGTCGCTGCATCCAGAAATAGATGCAGCAGTCTCCGATATCGTAGACGAAGCTATAGTTGTAGATGACAATGAAAGTCCTGTTTCTTTAAATCTTGAAAACTTGAATCTTGCTCCTAAAGTTAAATCTGCTTTTCTTCAAGAGTTTGAAATTATTCTTGAACTATTAGAGTTTAATTTTCGTAGCTATGATATCTTTAGAAGATGGTACGTAGATGGCAGGATGCTATATCATGTCATCATCAACGAAGATGCACCACAAAAAGGTATAACTGAGTTACGATATATCGACCCGCGCAAGATTAGAAAAGTGCGTGAGTTGAAAAGAGCTCCGGTTCCTGGTGTAGGAGCAGTTGTCAATCAAACTCATGCTGAATACTACATATTTAATGAAAGAGGATTTGGTAATCAAGTATCAGCAGTAAGTAGTACATCAGCTGGAACTGTAGGTATTCGTATATCACCCGATGCAATAGTTCATGCTACATCGGGATTAATGGACAAAAACAATCAACTTGTACTAAGTTATTTACATAAAGCTATCAAGCCTTTGAATCAATTGAGATCGCTTGAAGATGCAACATTGATTTATAAGATATCTCGTGCTCCTGAAAGACGTATATTCTATATCGATGTAGGCAATCTGCCTAAGATGAAAGCTGAACAATATCTTCGTGATATCATGACACGTTTCAAAAATCGTGTTGTTTATGATTCAGCTACTGGTGAGATCAGAGATGATCGTAAATTCATGACGATGTTAGAAGACTTCTGGTTACCAAGAAGAGAAGGTGGCCGAGGAACAGAGATCTCAACTCTTCCAGCTGGCCAATTGGCTGGTGATTTAGAAGACGTAAAGTATTTTCAACGTGGTTTATATAAATCACTTAATGTTCCTATCAATAGATTGGAACCTGATAACACATATTCAATAGGTCGTGCAACTGAGATTACACGAGACGAAGTTAGATTCAGTAAATTTATTGCACGATTACAGAATAGGTTTTCACAGTTGTTCTTAAATATCTTAGAAAAACAACTTGTGCTAAAGAAAATTATAACGGTTGAGGAATGGGAACAAATCAAATATAATGTTAGATTTGATTATGCTAAAGATAATCAGTTTGCCGAACTCAAGAACATTGAGATGATGAGAGAAAGAATGGGTATTCTGCAAGCAACTGATCCATATGTTGGTAAATATTTCTCAACCGAATGGATTCGTAAAAACGTGCTACAACAATCAGAAGATGATATTGAGATGTTGAATGCACAGATACAGAATGAATTACAAACTGGTGTTATTCAAGTTGCTCAACCAGAGCAGCAACCAGACCAACCTACATAATTGTTTTTATAAATAGGAGTTATACATGGCAGATGTAATTGATTTGTTAAAATTTGCAGACGAGAATAAACCAGTAGATTTTGCTGATGCTTTCAATCAGCTTATGGGCCAAAGGGTATTGAATATTTTAGACGTAGCAAAACAAGGTATAGCTTCATCTGTCTTTAATGGCGAAGGTGAAGTAGAAACATCAGACGTTGATAACGGAGAAACGTATGAGGACTCTTAAAGAAATTCGGTCTCTTTACGAATTAGCTAAAGACGAAAAGAAAAAAGACGAAACAACAACACCAGGTTTACAGATAAAGTCAGCTGACGAAAAGCGTTTTGCTGATAAGCACGTTATCAAAAAGACTGCTGATAGAAATGGTAATGGCGATGACGTCTTCAATGCTACAAATGTTAAGGGTGTAGAGCGTAGTCCAAAGCACGGTTATAATCCCGGTGAAGATGAAAAAGTATATGAAGCAATGGACCCTGATAAGAAAGCAAAAAAGGCTATTGATAATATTTTGAAAAATCATGAAGAACCACCTGCTGAAAAGGGTGAACCTCTTCAACGTATAAACAAAGAAGAAGTTGAATTGGATGAAGGTGATGTAATTCCATTCCCCGGTAAGAAAAAAGAAGAAGAAAAGCCAGATACGAAACCAGGTTGGATGCTTCGTAAAGATCCAGAGTTAGCAAAGAAATTAAAAGACGCTAAAGAAAGAATCAAAGCCAAAAAAGCTTATGAAGCCAATCGTAAACAAACAGACGAAGGATATGTAAGTCTAGCTCAGCAAAGAGCAGTATGGGCTACACGTAAAGATGGTGGTAAAGGCCATCCAGATAATAAAAAGAAAATGAAGAAAGAAGAAGTTGAGCTTGATGAAGTATTGAAACCTTCAATGGGTGTTAAAGCTTATATCGATGATTTTACAAAGTCAGATGATCCTAGATTTAAAGGTGCATCAAAGAAAGAAAGAATAAAGAGGGCTCTAGCTGCTTATTATTCTGCTAAGAGAGGTGACTAATGGCTATAATGATTAATAGACCTGGCACATCAGCTGTAATACATATCACAGCTAATGCTACAATTAATGCTGTTGGTAACACCACCAATTCTACAATAGCCACTGGTCCTGAGAATCTAACTGGTGCTGCAATAACACAGGTGTTTTGGGGTGCTGCTAGTGGTGGTTATTGGACTATATCAAGAGGTACAACTTTACTATTAACTTTACCAGACAGTGGTACTATGGATTTTGCTGGTTCAGGATGTTCTTTAATTGCTAACTCAGATGCTGCTATAGATGCTAAGCTCGTTGGAACGGGAAATGGTCACTTAATAATTGAAGTGCAAAAGATCCCGATGAGCACAGGTTACACAAGCTAAGGAACTACCATGAAACTCATATGCGAACAAGTAGAAAACGTAAAATACATTGTAGAAAACAAAGAATCTGGTAAGAATTACTTTATTGAAGGCATCTTCATGCAGGCCGACATTCAAAATAGGAATGGCCGTGTTTATCCTGGTGACATTCTTGAAAAAGAATGCTCACGCTATATGAAAGAAGCAGTTGAACAAGGTAGGGCATATGGTGAACTTGGTCATCCCAATGGACCATCTATTAATTTAGATCGCGTATCTCATCTAATCACCAATCTTCGTCAAGAAGGAAGCAACTTCATCGGCCGTGCTAAGATTATGGAAACACCCATGGGCAATATTGTAAAGGGTCTTATGGATGGTGGCGGTTCATTAGGTGTTTCTACTCGCGGAATGGGTTCTCTTGAAGAAGATAAATCCAGAGGTTGCATGGTTGTTAAAGATGATTTTCGTCTTGCAACCGCAGCAGACATAGTAGCGGATCCATCCGCACCAGATGCATTCGTAAGAGGTATCATGGAAGGGGTCGAGTGGGTATGGGATAATGGACTCCTTAAAGCACAAAAAGTTGAAGAGTTACACGAGTCGATTAAAAAGGCTCCGAGTAAAAAATTAACTGAAGCAAAGATAAATGCTTTCAAATCGTTTATCAACGAATTAGTTAAATTATAACTTTTAATAAATAAATAAAAAATTAATTAAAGGAGTCACATAAAATGAGACTAAGAGACGCTATAAAGAATGTTTTAAATGAATCAGAGCACACAGATGAAACTCTCGAAGAAAAAGTTTCAGTAGGTGGTGGCGCTACTGGTTCTTCAGAAGTAGCAGAACCAACAGGAGTTCGCGCTAAGGCCCCCGGTAACAGCAAGACACAGGGTGATCCTATGCAAAAAATTCAAGACCCTAACAATCCTGGTGTCGAAGATACCGATCCAGAGAATAACACAAAGGCTGAAGGCAATGCCGCTGCTAATGCAGCTACGATTAAAACAAAAATGGGTGAACACTTTGATGCTATGTTCGATGGCGAAGAGCTTTCAGAACAGTTCAAAGAAAAAGCTTCAACCATTTTTGAAATGGCAGTCAATTATCGTGTAAATGAAATTGCTGAAGAACTAGAGTCAATGTATGAAAATAAACTAGCCGAAACAGTCGAACAGATAGAAGAAAGCTATACCGAACAGCTTCAAGATCTTACAAATAAAATCGATCAATATCTTGATTATGTAGTTGAACAGTGGGTCACAGAGAACGAAGTAGCAATTGAAAGTTCACTACGTTCAGAAGTTACAGAAGATTTTATTCATGGTCTAAAGAATCTATTTGCTGAGCACTACATTGAAGTACCCGAAGAAAAGGTAAATGTAGTTGAAGAGCTTGCTATGCGTGTTGAAGAGCTCGAAGCAAAACTCAATGAAGCAGTGAATGAAAACATTGAGTTAAAGAATTCCCTCAACGAGATGTCAACTGAAGAAATTTTTAATGAAATTTCTGAAGGTTTAACTCTTTCTCAAGTAGAAAAGTTTAAGAAGCTCGCTGAAGGTGTTGATTTCGATGACGTTGAAAACTTCAAAAAGAAGCTTCTCATTGTCAAAGAAAATTATTTTCCATCAACTGATATAAAGAAGACTGCTAATCTTCTTGAAGAATCATTCGATGGTGAAGAGCCTGCAGCAGTAGCATCCGGCGCGATGTCAAAGTATGTCAGAGCCATTTCAAGAACAACAATTCGTTAAAAAACAATTTGTTATAAATAAGTAAAACAGTTAAGCTTAATTGCTAAAAAGGGAGAAAACCAAATGATTCTAACTGAAGAAGCTCAAAGAAAGTGGCAGCCCGTACTAGAGCATCCTGATCTACCAAAGATCTCTGACGCTCATCGTCGCGCTGTTACCGCAGTAATTCTAGAGAATACAGAGAATGCACTTCGTGAAGTTGGCGCTCAGCTCGGTGGCCAGCGTCTACTCGGTGAAGATGCTGCAACAAACAACACCTCACCCAACTCAAACATTGACAACTTCGATCCAGTTCTAATCAGCTTGGTTCGTCGTTCAATGCCTAACCTTATTGCATATGATATCTGCGGCGTTCAGCCAATGACTGGCCCAACAGGCCTTATCTTTGCAATGCGTGCACGTTATAGCGCACAGGATGGTGTTGAAGCTCTCTATAACGAAGCTAACACAGTCTTCTCTTCAAAGAGTGGTCAGACTGATTTGGGTAATACATCAGTAGGTACTATTCCTTCTGCCAACAGCAATATCAGCAATAACCTTTACAACACAGGTATAGGTCTTCCTCTTGCTAATGCTGAAGCACTAGGCACAACCAACCATCCTGCTTTTGCTGAAATGGCTTTCAGCATTGAAAAGGTAACAGTAACTGCTCGTAGTCGTGCACTAAAAGCTGAATACACGATGGAACTCGCACAGGATCTAAAGGCAATCCATGGCCTAGATGCTGAGACCGAGCTCTCCAACATCCTATCAGCTGAAATCCTTGCTGAAATTAATCGCGAAGTAATTCGTACGATTAACATCACAGCAGTTCGTGGTGCCAATACAGGTAGCGTAACGACAGCCGGTGTTTTTGACCTTGATACAGACTCCAACGGCCGTTGGTCAGTTGAGAAGTTCAAGGGCCTAATGTTCCAGGTTGAGCGCGAAGCTAATCAGATTGCAAAAGATACACGTCGTGGAAAGGGTAACATCATCATCTGCTCCTCAGACGTAGCTTCTGCTCTTCAGATGGCCGGTGTTCTAGACTACGCTCCTGCTCTAAACAGCAACAACCTCAATGTTGACGACACAGGCAACACCTTCGCTGGTGTGCTTAATGGTCGCATCCGCGTATACATTGATCCTTACACCACTGGCAACTATATGACAGTTGGTTACAAGGGTTCCAATGCATTTGATGCTGGTATCTTCTATTGCCCATACGTTCCTCTCCAGATGGTTCGTGCAGTAGATCAGAACAGCTTCCAGCCCAAGATTGGATTCAAGACCCGCTACGGCATGGTCGCTAATCCTTTCGCCGAAGGCGGAGCTGCAGCTTCTAATGCAAGCGGTGTAGGCCTAGGTGCTCTTACACAAGACACCAACAAGTACTATCGTCGCGTTCTAGTTAACAACCTAATGTAAGATTAGAGTTGACTGATGGCAAAGGGGCTTCGGCCCCTTTGCTTTTTCTATTAGAACTATAACACAACTATAAAATTAGGAGAACGCAATGTTCTCCTTTCTTTTTATATAAATATCCTTAAACAAAGGATTATGTATGGCTGATATTAGAAGTCAACCGACTAACAAGAATTTTTTATCTCCTTTAGGTTATAAGTTTTCAATAAAGAAAACGCCTACCATGAATTGGTTTGTTCAGTCAGTGGTTCTTCCTTCTATTAATATTAACAGAACAACTATCCCAACGCCTTTCATTCAATTACCTGTGCCAGGTGATCACTTGGAATTCAGTGATCTTAGTATTACATTTCGTGTTGATGAAGACATGACTAACTATATAGAATTATATAATTGGATGACTGGAATAGGATTTCCAGATAACTTTGATCAATACAAAGCAATTGCTCCTAAAGTGCGCGGGCCATTGAGTGGTAACTCAGACGCATTAACCGGTGACTCGATATATTCTGATGCTACCCTTTTGATTCTTTCATCACAAATGAATCCTTTGACTGAGATTACTTTCATAGATCTTTTTCCTGTGAACTTGTCGTCTTTGACCTTTAATTCACAGTATACAGATGTTCAGTACGTTGAAGCTACTGTTACTTTCACACATAGAAAGTTTAATATTAAACAATTATAAAGTGGTGTACTTATTTTTATAAGTCTGGTATAATACCAGATACTGGTTTTAAATAAAGATATATTAATGTTATGAAATTAGAAGATATTCAATTGATGTGGGAAAAAGATTGTGAGATTGATAGAACAGAATTAGGTGAAGAAGCTCTTAGGATATCTCAACTCCACTCCAAGTACTTCAAACTGTTCTCTAGTGAAAGACTGTCTTATAAAAGGATGGAGAAAGACTTTAAAGAATTGGCAAGAATCAAGTTTGAATACTATAATGGTATCTTATCTCAAGAAGAACTTAAAGCTTATGGATGGGATCCATTTAGTCTAAAAGTATTAAAATCTGATCTGCATATATATCTAGACAGTGATAAAGATGTAGCTGATGCTAGGTTGAAGATGGATCTGCAGAAAGAAAAGATAGACATGATTGAAAATATTATTAGGAGTTTGAACGGCAGAGGATATCAAATTAAATCTGCTATTGATTGGGAAAAATTTAAAGTCGGTGCTTGATGGATCTTATACGAATAGAAAAAGTTAATGAAGTTCATAATAAAATAAGATGTGAAGCTTTCTTAGCTAAAGAACTCGATTCATATTTCACATTCAAAGTTCCAGGCTATCAATTTATGCCTGAGTATAGGTCTGGGTTCTGGAATGGCAAGATCCACCTGTTCAATACATCAACTCGACTCCTCTATGCTGGTTTGATGGAGTACGTTGAAAAGTTTGCTCAGGAACGTGACTATCAAGTAGAATACATGTATGATAACTCAAGCTTCGAGATGTCTTTACATGAAGCTAAAGAGTACATCAATACTCTTGAACTTAAGCTAGAGCCAAGAGACTATCAAGTAGAAGCTTTTGCTCATGCCGTAAGAAACAATCGCTGCTTACTCGTATCTCCTACTGCTTCTGGTAAATCGTTGATCATCTATCTCTTAATAAGATGGTATAGGTTTACACGAAGTAAGATTCTTTTAATCGTACCTACCACTTCTCTTGTTCACCAGATGTTCACTGACTTTGAATCGTATGGCTTTGATTCAAAGAAGTATTGTCATATGATTCATTCCGGTAAAGACAAGCAAACTGATAAACCGATCGTAATCACGACGTGGCAGTCTGTATATAAGATGCCGAATGAATGGTTCTCAAGATATAATGTTGTAGTAGGAGATGAAGCACATCTTTTTAAAGCAAAATCACTTACATCCATACTGTCCAAACTTGAGAATTGTAAATACAGGTTCGGATTCACCGGTACGCTCGATGGAACACAGACACACAAGCTTGTGCTTGAAGGTTTATTCGGTCCGGTTAAGCGAGTGACAACGACTAAAGAACTGATAGATCAAAAACACTTATCTCAATTCAAGATCAAGTGTCTGGTTCTCAAGTATCCAGAAGACGAATGTAGATTAGTTGCTAAGAAGAAGTATAAAGAAGAGATAGACTTCTTAGTTGCATCTGAAAAAAGAAACAAGTTTATCAAGAATTTATCACTTTCTCTGAAAGGAAATACTCTTCTACTATTCCAATATATTGAGAAACATGGTAATATCCTGTATAAGATGATTCAAGATGAAATAGGTGAAGGCAGAAAAGTGTACTACGTACACGGCGGAGTTGAAGCTGAGGATCGCGAAAACATAAGGATGCTAGTGGAGATGGAGAACAACTCCGTCATCATAGCATCATATGGCACGTTCTCTACAGGCGTAAACATAAGAAACTTACACAACATCATATTTGCTTCTCCGTCAAAGTCTAAGATCAGGAATCTTCAATCGATAGGCCGCGGCTTACGTCTAGGAGAAAACAAAGACGGGTGTGTACTGTTCGACATATCCGATGATTTAAAACATGAATCAAGAAAAAACTATAGCCTTCAACACTTTATTGAACGCGTAAAGATTTACAATGACGAGAGGTTCGATTATAAGATGTATCCGGTAAAACTAACATGAAAAAATATCTAGTAATAAAATTAGCTAGTGGTTCAGATGTGATTGGTGAATTGGCACCACCTAAAACTGAAACGTCTAAGAAGATTTTATTGAAACACCCGATGTTGATCATCACGACTACTCTAAACACAGGATCAACTGTCGTGATTTTAAGATCGTATGCACTGCTGGCAAAAAATGATCAAGTGTCATTTGATCAAAATCAAATCATAACAAGCTATGAACCAGAGAAGATCTTCATTGATTACTATAATGTAATGTATGAATACAATAATAAATTCATAAATGAAGATATGTTGAAAGGTATGAAATCTGCAGTCGCTTTGATTGATGAAGTCGTTAAAAATGGAAGCGCTGACTGGCCTTCGAGTGAAAAGTATGAAAAATCTTTAGAATATTGGGAGTCGCTCATGAAATCGGACAAGAAGCACTGATGAAACCAGCACACTACGTCGACAATAAAAAGCTTCTTGAAGAACTTACAGCACACCGCGAAGCAGTTCAACAAGCAAAAGCACAACATAAAAAGAAACCAAAGCTGTCAGACTACGTAGGCAAATGTATATTGCTGATAGCTAATAAGTTATCAAATCGCCCAAACTTCATCAACTATCCGTTTAAAGATGAAATGATAAGCGATGGTATAGAGAATTGCTTGATGTACATCGACAACTTTGATCCGAATAAATCAAGCAATCCTTTTGCCTACATCACACAGATTGTGTATTTTGCTTTTATCAGGAGAATAACTCGTGAAAAGAAGCACCTGTATACAAAGCATAAGATGATTGAGAGATCAATGATCTTCAATGAATTAGCTACTCAAAGTGAATACAATGAACAAACTGAGCAATCATTTTTTGAAAATGAACACATGAATGATTTTGTAAGATCATTTGAAGAAACTAACTTTAAGAAGAAAAAGAAGAAGATCGTTGGCATTGAAAAGTTCATTGAAGAAGACATCACTACACTTGAAAAAGAAATACTGAATGACGCAGATAGCATTAATAACTGATACTCATTGGGGAGTTCGCGGGGACAGCCCGATCTTTGCAGAACATATCTCAAAGTTTTATGAAGAAGTATTCTTTCCATATCTTGAAAAGCACAACATCAACTTCATCATTCATTTAGGTGACATTGTTGATCGTCGAAAGTACATTAACTTTGTCACAGCAAGAAATCTGTTGAAAGATTTTATCGAACCAATCAGACGCAATAACAAATTCTTGTATGCATTGATTGGCAATCATGATACTTTTTACAAGAATACAAATGAAGTTAACTCGATGGATGTACTCTACGGAGATCGAGCAGGATTTACCTATGTGTCAGAGCCAATTGAAATCAATCTAGATTGTAAGATACTATTGATGCCTTGGATATGCACAGAGAACTATCAAAGATGCATGGACATGATAGCTAATACTGATGCTCAGGTGTTGTTTGGACATCTTGAACTCAAAGGCTTTGAGATGTACAAGGGACAACCAAACGATCATGGGTTTGAATCAAGCTTATTTGACAAGTTTGATATGGTGTGCTCAGGTCACTTTCATCACAAGTCTAGTCGAGGAAACATTCATTACCTAGGAGCACCGTATGAGATGACGTGGTCAGACTACGATGATCCCCGCGGGTTTCATGTATTTGATACTAAAACACGTCAACTTACATTTGTACAGAATCCTAATAACATCTTCCACAAGATACATTATAATGATGCAAACTTAACCCTTGAAGATATATTGGTGTCAGATTATAATCAGTATAAGAATTGTGTTATTAAAGTCATCATCAAAAATAAATCAAACCCGCATCTATTTGATATGTTCATAGACAAGATAGAAAAAGCAGGTGTTGCAGATCTACAAGTCGTCGAAGATCACTTGAACTTGAATCTAGAAATCGATGATGATATTCTTAAAGATGCAGAAGACACACTTACTATGTTAACGAAGTATGCTACACAAGTAAGTAAAGATAAATCAAAGCAACTTAGTAAATTTTTACATGAGTTGTACAGCGAAGCTTTGACTGTGGAATGATATGTCTATAACATTTTCTAAATTAAAATGGAAGAATTTCTTAAGTACAGGTAATGTATTTACAGAAATAAACCTAAAAAAATCAAATACCACTCTCATCGTAGGTGAAAATGGATCGGGCAAATCAACTATGCTCGATGCTTTGTCGTTTGCATTATATGGCAAACCATTTAGAAAAATCAATAAACCTCAGTTAATGAACACCATCAATAACAAAAACATGATGGTTGAAGTTGAGTTTGAGAGTTCTGGTAAACAATACAAAATCGTTCGTGGAATAAAGCCGACAGTATTTGAGATTTATCAAGACGGCACATTAGTAAATCAAAATGCTGAGATGAAAGAGTATCAAGAAACTCTTGAAAAACATATTCTTAAGCTCAATCACAAGTCTTTTTCACAGATCGTTATATTAGGATCAGCTTCATTTACTCCGTTCATGCAACTTCCTGCCGCTCATCGAAGAGAAGTCATTGAGGATCTTCTTGACATACAGATATTCTCGACAATGAATACACTTTTAAAAGGAAAGATACAACAAACCAAAGAAGAGTTAGCAATGATGGACATGCAGATTGCTTTATCTGAACAAAAGATGGATATGCATAAGCTGAACATCCAGAATCTCAAAAATAATAATGAAGAGCTGATCGAGTCTTATAATGAAAAGATTTCAATCGAGCAAGATACTTATTCAAAGCTTTCAATTGAACATCAAACGCTTACGGATGAAATTAATAGATTGAATGAAACTATTGTTGATAAAGATAAAAACTTTTCTCGTCTTAGAAAAATACAACAATTGTATGATAATTTAACCGATAAAAAGATAAAGTTAGCAAATGATATATCTTTTTATCATGATAATGATAATTGCCCAACTTGTAAACAAAACTTACAAGTTGAATTTAAGTCTCATAAAATAGATGAAAAAAATGAACAAGTCAATGAAATTGATCAAGCTTTCATCAAACTTGATGAAGAAAGAGAGTCTGCGCTAGCTAGAGAAACTGAGATCAATCAAACACAAGAACAAATTAACTCTTTAACAAAACAAGTAACAGATATGTTTCAAAAGATGAATATATGTAAAGCTACTATACAATCACTAGAAACTAACATAATTCACATTAAAAATCAGTCTAAGAAGATAGAAGAAGATGCCAGTGTTTTAGAAGAACTTAGTAACGAAATAAATGCCAAAATACAGCAAAAAAATGAAATAGCAGAAAAAAAGACATTACAGGATATTGCGGCATCTATATTGAAAGATAATGGTATAAAAACAAAAATAATAAAGCAATACATACCGATCATGAACAAGTTGATAAATAAATATCTAGCGAGTATGGATTTCTTTGTAAATTTTGAATTGAATGAAAATTTTGAAGAAAAGATTAAATCAAGATACAGGGATGAATTTAGTTATGAATCTTTTTCAGAAGGTGAAAAACTCAGAATTGATTTGGCATTGTTGTTTACATGGAGAGCTATTGCTAAACTACGTAACAGTGCTAGCACTAATCTTCTTATCATGGACGAGATATTCGATTCATCATTAGATAATTCAGGAACAGACGAATTCTTGAAGATTCTTCAATCATTCACCAACGATACAAATATATTTGTTATTTCGCATAAAGGCGATTCATTGTATGATAAATTTCATTCCGTAATTAAATTTGAAAAGAAAAAGAACTTCAGTAAAATTGCAGCATGATAATGAAGTATAACTTATTCGATATTGGTGGAGACATCATTAAAGATGATGAATTTGGTATTGTCCGTGAAAATAAACAACTTGGAAATATCTGGATAAATTCATTTCTTTTATATAGAAATAAGTCTACTAAACATTTCAAATACCCAAACATAGATACTGTTTATGTTTTTATCAGCGGAAGGGGTATATTTGAATTAGAAAAAGATATAATATATGTAAACAGTAATGATATCGTTCTAGTTCCTGAAAAGTCTTTGCACAGAATAATAAATAACGGCGATATACATATGAAATTTTTAGTGCTAAAGGAAACAGTATAATATGACAGATGAAATAGTATTTGAACCTTATACGTTGATTGAAAGTAATCACCCGCTACTCCATACTAAAATTCAACCATTTGATTTTAGTAATCCCGAAATAGATCCAGTTGTTCTAGCGAATCGCTTAATTGTAACGATGAATAACCACAGTGGATTGGGCTTATCTGCAAATCAATGCGGCCTTCCATATAGAGTATTCGTCATGAGGGCTGAGCCAACAAAAGTTTGTTTCAATCCTAAACTTCTTGCTGAATCTGATGAAGTCGTATCTCTTCAAGAAGGGTGTCTATCTTATCCATTTTTATTTGTAAAAATAAAAAGACCAAGCATTATTCGTGTTAGATATGCAGACGCTTTCGGTGAAGTGCATACTGAAAGATTTATAGGAATGACTGCTCGTTGTTTCTTACATGAATATGATCATTTAGAAGGAATAAACTATCTAAGTAGAGCAAACCCAGTATACGTACAACGAGGAAAACGATCCCAGCTAAAGATACAAAGAAGATTAAAAGCAGCACCTATGATGGAGGTAATATGAAACCATACATATTAAAAAATGAAGAAGGAGAACCATTTGCAGAAGGATTAGTTTTAACCGATGGTAGATGCTTTATTTCATTTTTAAAAGCAGATTACACATTTGTATATGACAATATACAAATGTTGATAATGATGCATGGAAATGAAGGAAGTAATGTGATTGAATATCCATATGATAAAGAAATTTAAATAAAAAAGGAAAAAATAAATGAAGAAGATTATTTTTGCAGCACTATGTGTTTTTGCCCTAACAGCTAATGCTGAAGACTTCGAGTTTGTAGAAAACAATATAACTCTTGAACATGGACCACTAGCTTATACATTACGTACTTATTTCAGTGAAGACTATGACCATCATGAAGTAAAGTATGCTTTTGGCAACGGGCTAGTTGCTGGATTTAGATATGCAGAAGATGAACTTGGTGAGAACAGTGGAATCAATGGCGATCCTGGATATCAAGTCAATGGTGTAACTGTTGATGGCTTAGATAAGAAAGTTTGGGAATATCGTCCTTGGCTTGAATATGTAGGTCTATCTTGGCAGGTGACTGATCGTTGGTCTTTCCGAGTTCGTCCACGTATCGAATACAGAAAGTTTGATGTTGAAGATGATGTTGTCGATGCTAGAGATGATTACGTTCGTTTCCGTGCTGGTGCTTGGACTTACTATAAGCTAGATGACAAGTTCACTTCTTGGGCGAGCGTTGACTTTTACAACAACGTCTCAGAGACTTCGTTTGAACAGAGCCGTTATCAGGTAGGAGTTGATTATAAGATTGACGATAACATTTCAGTCGGTCCGTATGTAGAAACCAGACTTGACAATGATTGGAATACTAATTATACAATGCTTGCTACGCAATTGAAAGTTAGTTTCTAATATTATTTATGAATAGGCCCTTCGGGGCCTATTTACTTTTATCTTAAAGTAAGATATAGTATGAAACCAATACCAAATTTTCTAAGTGTATTTGAACAAAAGTTAGAAAAACTAAAAGATAAAATCAAAGAAGAAATTTATAAACCTAAGAAAGAAAGATCAAAGAAAGTATTGAAAGAATTTCTTCATGAAGCAAAAGATTTGAAACATTTAATTAATAGTATTAACGAACAATATGAAAAACGATGTCCCCATTGTGGAGGTAAATTATGAGTAAGAATTGGGTTAAAGACATTGCGCAAATGCATGAAAAGTATGGCGTCAATGAAAAAGTAAATGAATTTGATAATGAAAAGCTTATTGAATTTGCAAGGTTTCGTATTAAATTTCTTGAGGAAGAACTAAATGAACTTAAGACTGCTAAGTCGCCTGAAGACGTGGTGGATGCATTGGTCGATCTTTGTGTGGTTGCGATTGGTACGTTAGATTCTTTTGGTGTTGATTCGTATAAAGCTTGGAATCGAGTGCACAGCGCTAATATGAAGAAAGAAGTTGGCGTCAAGGAATCTCGGCCTAATCCTCTCGGTTTGCCTGATCTTATCAAGCCTAAAGGATGGCGTGCTCCCTCTCATAAGAATAATACGGGTAAATTTTCAAAGTTATTCTAATGAATAGAGCACAAAAAATTGTTAGAATTGGTAGCATTGGTGAGATGCTCGTAAAGTCTGCATTGCTTAATGCAGGGCATCAAGTAGCTCTAAGCGAGAATCGTTTTGATTCTGTTAAAGATATGACTATCAACAATGATACGACAGTAGAAGTAAAGACACTTGTATCCATTAAAAAATATAATGCATTTGCATTAGGTTCATCACAATGGAGAAAATGTGATGAAGTTGATCATTTATTTTTTGTAGAAATCCCGTCAAAAGAAGATGATCCCATAACTATATGGGAGTCTAAGAAACCAAGAACGTTCTTTACTCAGTATTTCAATGGCGATACATGTAGAATGTATACAAAAGATGATTTACATATTTATGAAAATGTATATAATAAAGCAATAAGCAAAGAGCTCTGTGAGTTGTCTCCATCAAAATACAGGTGAATCATGAAAGAATCTATTAAAGTATTGAATGAGTGTATTGATCTTCAGACAAAGAAATCAAATGATTATCAAAACCCAAACTCAAATGTAGTGCAAGCGATGCATTATCGTCGTGGTATCGACACCATTCATGATACCATTCAAGGTAAAGTTTATCGAGCACAGTCTTTACTCGAAGCAGCAGCTCATAACAATCCTAATTTTGAATCTCTAGAAGATACATACAAAGACATCATCAACTATTGTTCATTTGCTGTATCATGGCTTAGGTTTAAGATGGAAGGCCAAAATCAATTCCGAGACATTTTCAATCGAAAAATTGAACCAACTTCAACCGAAGAATTTCATGAATCGATTGAAGATGAACCTTACTATGCCGATTGTAAGAGTAAGAATCCAAATCGTATGTGCTCTGATTGTGATTGCTGGAAAATGACTAGAATGAGTTGTGGCTGATGGACACAGTTAAACACATACGTAATTATTTTGTTGATGCTCTGATTAATCAACAATTTATTATTGACAAGACAGGCGTCAAGACTATAGAACTTGTTGCAGCACAGTTCATTGCAGATGAACCATGTATCTTTGGCACTATTGATAATGACTATATTCAACGCGAGCTTGAATGGTATAAATCTGAGTCATTGAATGTAAATGACATCCCGGGTGGTGCGCCAAAAGTATGGAAAGATGTAGCTGATATACACGGTTACATTAATTCAAACTATGGTTGGTGCATATATAATGGTGAGAATGGTAATCAATATGAAAATGTTCTAAATGAATTGAGAGAACAGCCAAATTCTCGTCGTGCCATCATGATCTACACAAGACCTCATATGCATTATGATTATAAGTTTCTTGGCATGAATGATTTCATGTGTACTAATGCGGTTCAATATTTGATCCGAGATGATAAGCTACATGCACTTGTCAACATGAGATCAAATGATGTAATCTACGGGTATAAGAATGATTTCGCATGGCAACAATATGTAGCACTTCAATTGTGCGATGAACTTGGAATCCAACTTGGAGATATAATATGGAATGTGGGATCTCTCCACGTCTACGAGAGACACTTTCATCTGATAAAATGATTGTGTCAAATTGGGATCACAAGTATTGTGAGTTGGCCAAACATATCTCAACTTGGTCTAAAGACCCATCTACTTGTGTAGGTGCTGTGACTGTTGGTGAGCATGGCCAAATATTATCACAGGGCTATAATGGGTTTCCGCGTGGTATCAGAGATACTTCTAAAAGACTCTCTGAAAGAGAAGAAAAGTATAAGTATATTGTCCATGCAGAGATGAACTGTATCTATAATGCTTCATTGAATGGTATCTCGCTCAATCAATCTACCTTATACGTGTATGGTTTGCCTGTATGCTCTGAGTGTGCCAAAGGTGTGATTCAGGTTGGCATCAAACGTGTCATCATATATACACCAGAAGTTTCATTAGAAGAATTTTCTGGCCGATGGCTTGATTCATTTGCTATTTCAAAGAGTATGTTTGATGAAGTAGGTGTGGAGTATCAATGGTATGATTCAGGATATATCTAGAGTTATAGTTGTAGGAATCAACCCATCAAATAGACATACCCGCGTAAGAGTATATAAGAACTCAACATTCTCTACACTACTTAGATGGATGGATCATCTGGGTATTAAGAATTTCTCTTTCATCAATTGTATTGATGTGCGTGGTGAATACAAAAGCAATAAAATTGACTATAACTTGCTCGAGAAAAGTATAAATAAAAAATATAAAGTATTAGCTCTTGGTGACTTCCCGTCTAAAGCTTTGAAGAAGTTAAATATAGATCATTTTAAGCTACCTCACCCGTCACCAAGGAATCGTCAATTAAACGACAAAGTATTTGAATCATTAATATTAGAAGAGTGTAGAAGTTATATTTATGATTAAAGACATTATAGTACTATTAGCACGTGGCGTTGAAGGATGCGGCGTAACAAAACATACTGTAGAACTATGCAAGTGGTTTGAAAAAAATAACTATGCATACACAGTAGTTGCATCTAAAGACAAAGCTTGGTCGAGAAAGAAGTGTCACGAAGTAAAGAACTTACAAGAATATAAGTTCTCACTGCCATCTGAGATCGATAAGATCATAGACAGATGTAATCGTGCTGATTTAGTTATTGTCAACTCTCTTCCATCCAAGAGCAACGATCGTGGTAAAGGCCATGGTGATGAGTGTGTTAATGGATTTAAACGTATATTGGAATCAGTGAATAAGTCATTTGTTCTTATTCAACATGATCATATCATGCATTCTATTAAGCGTAACGAAGCATTAAAAGAATCTATTGATAAAGCAAAAGTTATCTTTGCACACAGCAACACTGGTGATTTTGCTACTGTAGTTAATGAGCAGCATTCTACTGGAACAGCCGCATCTCTGATGAATTTTTTTGAAGAAGAGAAGAAGCCATTCTACACTTTTCAACCGGGAATGATGTTTGATGAGTTGAGAGAAAAGTATTGGCGACCAATTGAAGAACAAGATCCAAAGTCGCATAAATGGATCGGAAGAACAACATCATGGAAAGGCTATAACATGATGCTGGATTTCCATAATAAGTACTTAATGCCTAATGGCTACTTGACTACACTTGAAGGAATTGAAAGATCACCTGCTTTCATAGACTTTAAGGCAAAACATAAAGATAGATTCATTAATTATATTAGTCCTACACCACTTGATCCCGATAACATTGATCTATCTAAACACTATGGTGACTATGCAGCATGCTTTAGTTTGTATAAAAATGATAATATGTTGAAGAGAGCAGCAAAGACAGGATTCTGTTATCAGCTTTCTATCTTAGCACCACGATTCATCAAACACTCCATCGAGTATACACATTGCGAATTAGCAGCAATTGGAACCATTCCAGTATTTCGTAAAGAATATGGCGATGCATGCATTCATCGAGCACAGGGTAAACCATTAACTGAATGTAAAGATAGCGGTACAATTTGGTTATCAGAAAATAACATGGCAGATGCATTAGATTCGATAAATAAACTATCGGCCGATGATGTGATGAGAGATGAGCATCGGCATATGGCATATAACTTTTATAAAGAACACCAAGATTCATCTTATGTGTTCACTGACTTGATGGTAAAGATACAAAAGCATGTTTAAACACGCAACTATAGTCCCGCTCATAGGTGGTGAAACAATAGGTTCAATGAAAGCATTTGGTACTCCTCCTGAGTATCTTATGTCTTATAAAGCATTCAATAAAAATGATTCCCATATTGTCAATTATTTTCAAAATAGTATACCATATTATGTTCTAGATGACGATGCAAAACCAAATAAGAAAGTTGATGTAATTGGTTCTGTTTGTCCTTGTGCAGGATTATCGATGTTGTCTCAAGGTTATGGCGATGATAATCCTAATAACAAATGGTTACTTGAAACTACTAAGTATGTCTTATCTGACCTTAAGCCAAAAGTCCTATGGGGCGAAAACGCGCCACAGCTGATAGGTAAAATTGGTATCAATATTCGTGCACAGATGTATAAAATTGGGCGTGACAACGGCTATAGCATGACGATCTACAAGACACGATCTTTGCTACATGGTGTGCCTCAGGTTCGCGACAGAACGTTCTACTTTTTTTGGCAAGGCGATCGCGCACCACTATTAAATTATTACAACATTCCTCTTACACGTATTGAAGATGTTATTTTAAACATAAAGACATCTAGTCAAATGGAGCCAATCAATCCTAGAACACCTACTGATGATCCTTATTACAAGTTTGTCCTTGAGGAAATACATGGCGGAATGAGTCATCGTGATTTTTTCAACGCGGTTGACACAGACAAAGAAATAAATGTTGTGATGTATGCTCAAAAGATGGGATACAACTATAAACAAATTGCGGATTGGATGAACAACAGAGGATATGAAAAAGAAATTAGAAAATGTATGTATAAGTTTGATAAGTTGAATGATGGAAAAAATGTGATGCAGAGAGGTACAACTATTCCCAAAGGTCATATCGGTGCGTTTGTAAGCCATTACCCAATTTGCTTAACACATCCCCATGAAAATAGATTCATAACTTATAGAGAAGCAATGTCGATCATGGGTATGCCAGAAGACTTTGAATTATTGAATGCTAAGAGATCCGTTAATCATATTTGCCAAAATGTTCCAGTTCAAACTGCAGTAGACATGGCAACTGAGATACGTGAGTATCTATTAGGTAATAGAGAAATGATCAATAGCACTCATGTATTTCAGTATAACCAAAACAAAACGCATAAGGTGATGGATGAAAGGAGTTCTACTTTAGAGGAGTTTTTACAATGATTAATTACAAGTATAATGAAGATAGTGCGTTGCAAGAAATAAAATCATATATAGATTCTACATACAATCAGCACTATAGTGGTAAGTATCAAGCAACTGATATGATAATCGATGCAGGTCATGGTACAGGATTTTGCATTGGTAATATAATGAAGTATGCAAAGCGCTATGGTAAGAAAGATGGGCGCAATAAAAAAGATCTTTTAAAAATCATACATTATGCAATGATTCAATTGTATGTACAAGATCATGATGCAGAAAATGAACAAATTAAGAGCGTTAAGCTTTCCCCAGCGGAAGACTCTATATTTGCTTTGCTTAAAGCAGAATCTATAACTAACGAAGCATGTTATAGAAATAAACCCATTAACCCTGTATCTAAAATGTGTCATGCGTGTGACTGTTGGAAAAGTAAATAAAGGAGAATTGAATGAGTGAAGAAAATACACAACCTACTAATAATGGGTTTCAGGTTAAAGTTCCTGTAGAAGTTCTAAGACAACGTAAGTTGTTTCTTGCTACGCCGATGTATGGCGGCCAGTGTACTGGAATGTTTGCTAGATCGGTCGCTGATTTAGCAGCTCTATGCACACAATATGGTGTGCAGTTACAGTTATACTTCTTGTTTAATGAATCTCTAATTACACGAGCAAGAAATTATTGTTGTGATGAGTTCATGCGCTCAGGCGCGACTCACTTGATGTTTATTGATTCGGACATCGGATTTAACCCTCAAGACGTAATTGCGCTTTTAGCTATTCAAGATGAAACTAGTCCTTATGACGTAATCGGTGGTCCTTATCCTAAGAAGTGTATCTCATGGGAAAAGATCAAGATGGCTGTCGATAAGGGTGTTGCAGATGAGGATCCAAATCGTCTTGAGAAGTTTGTAGGCGACTACGTCTTTAATCCAAAGTCCGGTCAAACCCAGATTCCAATTGGACAACCGGTTGAAGTCTCTGAGATTGGTACAGGGTTCATGATGATTCGTCGTCGCACTTTTGAGAAGTATGCGGAAGCTTTCCCAGAACTTTCTTACAAGCCTGACCATGTTCGTACAGAGCACTTCGATGGTTCTCGTGAAATCATGGCGTACTTTGATTGCATCATTGATCCAGAATCAAAGCGATACTTATCGGAAGATTATATGTTCTGTTATAACGTGCAGAAGATGGGTGGTCAAGTTTGGTTCTGTCCTTGGATGCAGTTGCAGCATGTTGGCACATATATCTTTGGCGGTTCATTGGCAGATCTTGCATCGATTGGCGCGGCAGCAACAGCAGATGCAGGACTTCTAAAGAGAAAGAAGTGAGGTTAATATTATGAAGTTGAGTGCAAAGACTCTACAGGTGCTGAAGAATTTCAGCACCATCAATCCTTCGATTATGTTTGAGGCAGGTAGCCAATTGGCCACCATCTCACCTCAAAAGACAATCATGGCAAAAGCAAAGATTGATGAAGTGATCGAAACCGATTTTGGAATCTTTGATTTGAATCGATTTCTTGGAGTGCTATCTTTATTTAATGATCCAAGTCTTTCATTTCATGAAAATTACTTGAAGATTTCGGATGGAGGTAAGAGTGTAAACTTTATCTTTGCAGACCCAATGTTGCTCATCTTACCCCCAAAGAAAGAGATTAAATTCAATGATCCATATGTTTCATTCAACCTGAGTAATGAAACATTTCAAAGTGTGATGAAGGGTGCTAGTGTCCTTCAGCTTCCAGAGATTGCAATTGAAGGAAGTAGTGGAAGACTTTATTGTAAGGCTGTTGATGTTAAGAGTCCTACTAATAACTCATTTGAAATTGATCTTCAAGAAGAATCAAAGAAGTTTAAGATTATTTTTTCATGTAACAATTTGAAACTTTTGAATAAAGATTATAATGTGATGATCACCAAAGGAATTGCTAAGTTTGTCTCGACAGATAATGAAGTTGAGTATTTTATTGCAACTGAAACAACTAGTACTTATGGGGAATGATGATGATTGAACAAGATAAGAATGAACTTCGTGGTGTGTTGCAAGAGATCTCAAACTCAATGACAAGGATGCATGCAGAGAAAGAGTATATCAAAGAAGCTATCACAGCTGCATCTGAGAAGTATCAACTTAATAAGAAGTTTCTTCGTAAGATGGCAAAGGTGTATCATCAAAATAATTTTACAGATGAAGTGTCTGACATGGAGGAGTTTCAGCAGCTATACGAAACAATTGTTCTGACTTAATTGGAGTTTTATATTATGATTCGTGATGATTTTTTGTGGTCTCAGGCATATCGTCCGAGGTCTGTTTCTGAGTGCATTCTTCCAACACAGCTAAAGAACACATTTCAACAGTTTGTTGATAAGGGTTCTATTCCTAACATGCTTCTAACCGGACGTGCTGGAGTGGGTAAAACCACTGTAGCACGAGCTATGCTCGAGCAACTCGAGTGTGATTATATGGTTATAAATGGTTCAATGAATGGTAACATTGATACGTTGAGAAACGATATTAATCAATTCGCTTCATCTATGTCTTTGATCGGAGGTAGAAAATATGTCATCCTTGATGAGGCAGATTATCTAAATCCCAACTCTACTCAACCTGCACTTAGAAATTTCATGGAAGAATTTTCTAAGAATTGCGGGTTCATCCTTACTTGTAATTTTAAGAATCGTATCATTGAGCCTCTGCATAGTCGATGTACTGTGGTTGATTTCAAGATTCCTAATAATGAAAAAGATAAGATGGCTTCTCAATTCTTAAAAAGAATTAAGACTATCTTGGATAAAGAACAGGTCGAATATGATCAATCTGCAGTTGCACAGCTTATCATTAGGTATTTTCCAGATTGGCGTAGAGTTCTAAACGAGCTTCAGCGCTACTCTGTAAATGGTAAGATTGATTCTGGAATCCTAGCCAATACAAGCGATGATAACATCAAGATGCTAATTTCTTTTCTGAAGGAGAAGTCATTTACTAATATGAGAAAGTGGGTTGGGGAAAATAGCGATATCGAATCTTCTGTCTTGTTTAGGAAGCTCTATGATATAGCTTCAACTACAATGAAGCCAGCTTCCATTCCTCAACTTGTTTTGATAATTGGTGATTATCAATATAAGGCAGCGTTCGTTGCAGATCCAGAGATTAACATCGTAGCCTGCCTAACGATGATCATGACTGAGTGTGAATTTACATGAAACCATTTGACTATGTCAATGCGGTAAGTGATAGTAAAAAGAATTTGATGGTAGGAACCGAAAATGATGAGTTAGCTGAGAAAGGATACAATGCTTTCTTGACCAATAAATCGCTATCATATCATATGGACGTGATCTTGTATGTGAATGAGATGAATCAATATGCATCTCTAGACAACAAGTTACAGTTCGATTATTATCTCCATGGGATCACTAAAAAGAAAAGATTTAGCAAATGGGCAAAGAAAATAAAAGATGAAGATGTTGAAGTAGTGTCTGAATGGTATGGGTGTAGTTTTGCCAAAGCCACTGAAATCTTAAAAATAATAAATAATAAACAATTGGATTTCATAAAACAAAAATTACAAAAAGGTGGAGCATAATATGAATGTAGTAGACACACTCGTAAAAGTCGAATTAGATCAACAGGAAGATTTCTTAAAGATAAAAGAAACACTGACAAGAATCGGTGTAGCTTCTAAAAAAGATAAAACACTGTATCAATCATGCCATATTCTTCATAAGCAAGGATCTTATTATATAGTTCACTTTAAAGAATTATTTATGCTGGATGGGAAACCATCCAATTTTTCAGATGAAGATAGGGCAAGAAGAAACACAATTGCAACACTTCTAGAGCAATGGGGTTTGCTCAAGATAAATAATAAAGATCAACTAGAAAGTGGATTGGCTCCTATTAGCCAGGTGAAAATAATCTCACACAAAGAAAAAGATGAATGGGAATTGGTTGCTAAATATAATATCGGAAGAAAAAGATAAAGCAAAAGGAAACAGCAATGACCAAATCATATGCAGATTTTATAAGCCAGCAACAAGCTAAGCTTAGAGGAGCCGGATTAGCTGATGAAGTTGTTCAAGAAGATATCGAACAAATAGATGAAGTAGGTTATCAGACAAGAAAAGATATTGAATTTGAGCTTGGGCATGAAGATCGAGCTCGTGCCGACGCGTGGTCTAGAAGAAATAAGTGGATTCAAACGGGTGGAAGACTTTCAACGAAAGGACCGCGTCATATATTCAAATCTCATGAAAAAGCAGATCCTAATAATGTAGATCATGTTGGCATGCTTCGTAGATGGGGTGTTAAACCCACCAGTAATGGAAAAGGCTGGCATGTTGCAGCTGGGTCTATGGGTTCTGACCATATGAGAGCACTTACTGGTCAAGAACCAACAGAATGGAGCCCCAAATCTTAAATAATATTTGTTTTAACTCGTCTGTAACAATCTCCGGTTAAATAATATAGTGTTTAACCGGAGTAATGTTTATGAAATTACAATGTATTTTATTTTCTTCCATTCTAGCCTTTTCTTCCCTCGCTCATTCTTTACCAGCCACTCAATTTGTAGAATCAGATGCCACGAATCAAGTAACGATTCGTATGTCAGGCGCAACCGCGCACGACGCAGGTCTTTTACTTTTATTGAGAAATACTACACCTGGTTCTGTAATTTGCAAACCAAATACACTCGATGTGTATATCTCTTCTGCAAAGAATGATGCTCTATATTTTTGTACTGGTGGAGTAAACTCTGGTGCAAACAATAAGAGAATTGCAATTCTTAAGGAATCAGATGGCGGTTCTGGTGTTGGCGTAGGTCCTCTTGTTCGTGCTCAGGAAACTCTAAACATTTCTGATGGGACAACCATTACTAGGAATTGGATAGACCCAAGTGATGCTACGATTCGTGCTTCTGTCGGCGTGACTAAGCCAGCGTCTGGCGCATTCTCTGCATATAAAGAACATGCTGGAATGCCTGCTACGGCTGTCACCACAGTCGGTGCTGCTGACGTAGGAATATCTGATATTGAACCTGCAAGGTTTGCACAGATTTATACTCCTGTTATAACCGCTGTTGAACTAAACGCTCTACAGATAAATGGTATCTCAGGTGTCATCTTTGGTGTACCTGTTACCAAATCAATCTATCAGAGGCTACAAGCTCTTCAGTTTGCCACGACAAGCGTATGTCATCCTAGCAATGCTGGGTATGGTTTGATTACTGATTCAACGTCCAAGGCTTCTTCAGAAGAATGCATGCCTTCATTGAACAAGGACCAAGTTGCAGGAATGTATACTGGTACTCTTACGACATGGAGCCAGATTCGTTCTGCAATCAACAAGACTGAAACTGCTGCAAGTGTTGCACCATACGGCGCGCTTACAGACGCCAACATCTATGTTCAAAGAAGATTCGCCACCTCAGGCACACAAAGAAGTTTTGAGATCTATTTTGCTGACACAGGTTGTGTTGTAGGTGCTCGTAAGTTTCTTGATAAGACCAATGCTCTCGTCACTGAAAACTCAGGAACAAACAATGTAATCAGTGGGCTCAATGGTGCTGAAACAGCTGGCAAAGGTTCGATAGGAATTCTTACCACAGAAAAGATACCAAGCTCTTCTGATGGTTGGAGATTCGTCAAGCTCAATGGCGCTGCGCCAAGTCTACTCAATGTAGTCAAAGGAACTTATGATCTTTATTTTGAATCCACCATTCAATGGAGAAGAGTTCCTGTTGCAGGGCTACCTGCAATCGCTACTGATAAGAAAGGTGTAGCTACATCCATTGTGAATCAGATGGGTAACCCTGCTGTTGTCTCCACACTCGATATCAGCTTCTCTCATCCTTTTGGTCGTGCTGGTCTTGTAGGAAACGCCATCAAGAATAAACTTAATGCGCCTACTACACCATTCATTGCCTCTGGCTCAAATCCTTCTGACACTTCTGACGTTTACGTTCGCCCAATTGCCTCATCCACAAGAGGTCCAAACGGCGTTCCAAATGCATGTCTTAATCCTTCCAAGGTGAATGCATCACAACCAGGATTGTAATTTTATTGTACCAGTTTACTTAATTATGTGATTGTTGTATAAATAATAGTGTCCATGCCTTCGGGGTGGATACTATTATTAACCTTGCTACGGGAGGTCTACAATGACTAAGGTCTATACTACTGGTTATCCAAAAGATTGGAATATTAATTCTTTCTTTGTTGGATACGATAAATTCTTCAATGAAGCTTCTAAGATTCACGATGAATTGGCGAAGCACGTCCCCAATTATCCTCCATACAACGTCAAAAAGATCGATGAAAATAAGTACGTCATCGAACTAGCTGTTGCTGGTTTCTGTCGTTCTGACATCGAAATCGAGTTTGTGGAAGATAAACTCATCGTTCGTGGTGCTTCAAAGAACGACGATTCCAATGATTACCTATTCAAAGGAATCAGCAACCGTTCATTCACCAGGACATTTGCTCTAAGCGACGCAATCGAGATCAAGGGTGCAGAGATGCTTAACGGTATGCTGCAGATCATTCTCGAAAGAATCATTCCGGAGCATAAGAAACCGAAGAAGATTGAGATTAAAGAGCCTTCAGTTGTAGCCACTACAGATAAACAGCTACTAACGGAGTAATCTAACATGACTAAACAACAACTCGGTCGTCTATTTTTATGTCTTACATTATGTTTTGCACCAGTCGCATTTGCTATGTATGTGCATGAAGCAGTAAATATACTTCAACCAGCAATCATTTAAGATTGCAAGGGGGAGGCAACTCCCCCTTTTTGATTATAAATAATGCATGAATAAAGAACTACTCAAGATTGCTTTTCCTACCGCATCAGATGAAACTCTGACTAAGTATCTTTTACATCTTGAAGATGCACTAGCTAATTACAACATTCAAACCCATCACGACATCTCTGCTTTCTTAGCACACATTGGTCATGAATCCGGCGATCTTAGAAGAGTAAAAGAAAATCTTAACTACTCAGTCGATGGGTTACTTAAGGTATTTCCAAAATACTTTAAAGATCGTCAAGAAGCTGAGAAGTATGCAAGACAACCTATAAGAATAGCGAGCCGCGTGTATGCCAACCGCATGGGAAATAGCAACGAAGAGAGTGGTGATGGATGGAGATACTGTGGCCGCGGACTGATACAGTTAACTGGTAAAAGCAACTACCAAAAGTTTGCCAAATATGTAAACAAGAGTTTGGATGATGTAATTAGTTTTCTAGAAGTACCAAAGGGAGCATGCACATCCGCTGCTTATTTTTGGAAAACAAATCATTGTAATGGTAAGACAATAGAAGAATCTACTAAGATAATAAATGGTGGAACTCATGGCTTGGAAGATAGAAAAACAAGATATCAAAGAATAATTAATAAAATTTCAGATGTACTTTAATTATGAAACGTGTTAGTATATTCATGATCATAGATGAGATTATAAATGAAATTTTACACAAATGTAATTCTACGTGGAAGCAATATCCTGTTTCGTGGCTACGACAACGGAAAAAGGATACAACAAAAGATAA